CCCAGTCCCAGTCCTTCCCCTAGTCCATCTCCCAGTCCATCTCCTTCTCCCAGTCCCAGTCCTTCCCCTAGTCCATCTCCCAGTCCATCTCCTTCTCCCAGTCCCAGTCCTTCCCCTAGTCCATCTCCTTCTCCCAGTCCCCCATCAAGTTATGAAAAAAATGCAATAGTTTTTGAAAATACATCAGATAAACCAATTATTGTACATTTAGATGTAAATAAACCTCCATGTGGTGTAGGAAAATCTGGAGCATGTAATCCACCTAATAAAGATGGCACATGTGCTCAAAAAGAACCAGCAATAAGCGGTTCTTCTGATATGAATTATGGTTTTGACCAATGTGGTTATGATTCTAAAGCAAAAGATTCTGGTGATATAGACCATATTTGGGGAAGTGGTCCAGAATTAAGTGGTACAAAATTTTATGTTATTGATGCATCAGGTAATAAATATGAAACACCAATTAAACCTGCACAAAGATTAAAACCAAAAGAAAAATGGTTATTACAACTACCAAGAAGTAATGATGGAACTGGGAAAGCAGTATGGTGTTTTAGACATGCACAACCCGGACTACCTGGTAGTGATAATATGGAATGTTCTGGTGCAGGTGCATGGTTTACGCCTGATAGTACTGAAGAAGCAACTTCACCTATGGGTGTACAAAGAGTTGAATTTAATGTTAATACAAAAAAGACATGGAAAGATTGGGTTTTAAATCTATCAGCAGTTGATGGAATTAATTCAAATATTACCGCAAATATTAATAAAAATTCGAATATATGTAATGATAATAAATTTAGCAAAGACATTAATTTTAATTGTGGAATTAATTTAGAAAATTGTCCAAATGATAATATAGGTACGCCTACTCTATCATCTAACGGTAAAGATGTTTCATATCCATCATGTATTGCACCTAAATTGATTGGTGCTGTAAATTACAAAACAAAATCTACAGATGGTCCATGTTGGAATAATGGAACTCCACAATACCCAGATGATCAATGTTGGGCAGCAGCAGCATCTGGTATTGGTGCAAATAAATTAGATTATCATAAAAGGTGGGATTATACTAGCAAAAATATTGAACCATTAGCAAAAGATTGGAATAATTTTATTAGACCTAATAAACCGGGAGAATCTGGTAATTGTGAAACATACATATGGGCATATGATGAACAAGTTTGTTCTTTAAAAGAATATGATGATAATGGAAAATGTTATGTCAAAAATGATACATTATATGCTTTAGATAATCCTTTTGCACCATTAGGTAATTGTACTGTATATAATAATGAAAAATACGAAAATCCAAATATAAATATTAAAATTAATAATGTATTAGATAAATGGAATTAAATTAAATTTTTATAATTTTATTTGTATTATTTTATTTAGGTTTTTAATTTATTTTGTCAAAGTCCTGTTTCCATAAATCCTTAATTGTAGTATTCTTAATTACTTTAAATTCATCTTCTTTTACTGAATATTCTTTTTCTAATTTTTCAATTGTTTCTTCAGTAAATGTATGAATTGGCATGTTTAGTAAGTAGTCATAATTTGGATTTTCATTAAGTCCCATCTTTTTAATATCTTCTGTAATTTGTTGTTTCTTACGTTTAAATATTACTAGTTCATCATTTACAATTGCTCTTACAAATTTAACCTTTGATTCTAGTATATTTAATTCTTTACTTATTTGTTCAGTTAAATATTCTTTTCGTAAAATATTATATCTGTTTCTAATTCTAAAGAATGATAATAGTATATCTTTTGCTGAATCCATCTTTTGTAAGTTTCCTTTTTCATTGAAGATATACATATTTGTTGCATTGATATTGCTTGTCAATTTTAGATTCTTTTCTAGTGTACCAGAATATTCCCACTGATCTAATGTTTCTTTACTCATTTTGATTTCAAATTTTACCTTTGTATCAGTTGAATTATTTTTAAATGTAATGATGCGATCATCTGTTTCCATCTTTTCCAAGAATTGTTTATAATTTTCGGTCCATTCTCCAATCGGTAGTTCAGTTATTTTAATAGTATTGTCTGTAATAATATAACTACCATATGATACCCATTTATTAGTTTCTACTTTTTCAATATGACCATCAAATCCACTATACCATGGTGTTAGTTCAGGAATCTCATAATCTGGATCTTCTACTAGTTTTTCTAAGCAGAATTTTAAATCATCTGGATTGAATGATGGAATCTTTGTTGAAAATCCAGTTCCTATACCTTCTGCGCCATTAATAAGTACTAATGGTAATGTTGGAACATAGAACTTTGGTTCAATACTCTGTCCATCATCATTTAAGTATTCTAATAGTGGAAAGTCTTGTGGATTGAATAGTTTTGATGAATATTCTGATAAATGTGTAAATATATAACGAGGACTTGATGCATCTTTACCACCCATAAGTCTTGTACCAAACTGACCGCATGGTTGTAGTAAGTTCATATTGTTTGTACCTACATAATTCTGTGCCATATTAATAATTGTTTCTTGTAGTGAATGTTCACCATGATGATATGCAGTATGTTCAGAGATATACCCTGCAAGTTGTGCTACTTTAATTTCAGTTTTTAACTTTTTCTTGAAACAAGCAAATAATACTTTTCTTTGTCCAGGTTTTAACCCATCAACAATAGATGGAATACTACGTACATTATCACTAATTGAGAATAGTACTAGTTCTTTATTTATTAGTTGTGCAACTGGTACTAATTCTGTTGTATTATAATCAAGACCTTCAAATTTTTCTGTATGTTTCTGAATCCATTTTTTACGTTCATCTGCTTCAGTTTTCTTAAATGCTAATACAAGTGCGTTTGAATCTTCAGTTGTTTTATTGATATAATTGAGTACTTTTAGATTCTTAAAGTATTCACGTGCTTCTGCACCGGTAGAAGTACCAAGACCTTTGTAGTACTTAATGTGCCAATTTCCTTTTGCTTGTTCAGTTTCTTTCCAGATGGTATATTCTTTGTGTGTATAAAATGATAAGCGTTCATTTCCTTTTGATACTTTTACAATCGGAGTAATAATGCTTCCAATAAATACATTTTTAAGTAAGTCTGGCCAACCTGCATCAATAAAATTGATAAGCAGTGCTTTAATATGAAATCCATCATAATCTGCATCCGTCATTACAAGAACTTTTCCATATCTTAGATTTTTAGTTGTTTTTGTATCTGTCTGAAGACCAAGAATCTTCTTGATATTTAAAATTTCTTCATTTTTGGAAATCTGTGAAAAACTTGCTTCACGAGTATTAAGTAACTTACCACGGAGTGGAAATACTCCAAAGTAATCTCTTCCAACAACTGATAGACCAGATACTGCAGTTGTCTTTGCTGAATCACCCTCTGTAAGAATAAGAGTGCATTTTAATGATTCATTTGTACCTGCTTTATTTGCATCATCAAGTTTGGGAATACTTAGACGAACTACTTTTTTACCATCAGTTTTTGATAAATTGCGTTTCTCTTTTGCTTCTGCAACTGCGAGTAGAGAATCTACAAATCCAAGTTTTAGAATTTTTTTAGTTAAATCATCAGTTAATGTAAATTTATAACCAAATTCAGATACACGAGTTGTATGTTTATCTTTAGTCTGCGAACTGAAAGTTGGATTTTCAATTGTGCTATTAATAAATACAAATAGAGAATCTTTTACATATTGTTGTTTTACGGTAATATTTTTGTGTTTCGCTTGAATTTCTTCTGTACATTTTTTCATAATAGGTAGAGTTACATGATCAACATGTGAACCTCCATCAATTGTACTAATACCATTGACAAAAGATACATGTTGAAATGAATCTTTTTTAGAAAGTGCAATACATACTTGCCAACGTCCATTTGGTTCTTCATAATAAACCCGCGGTGATTCTGTTTTTGTTCCAATATAATAACTTACATATTCTGAAAAATCTTTGCATTTAATTTTTTCACCATTAAGAAATATAGATACAGTTTTTGGTGTAATTGCTGAAATATCAAATACACGTTTTTTAAGAACTTCTAATGTATCATGTCCTTCTTGGTTTAGTTCTTTTAGTTTAAACTTAGCAAAGTCTGGAGTAAAAATGATTTTCGTATAATCTTTTTCAGATGTATCAGAAATTTCCGGTTTTTCAATCTCTGACATATTATTCTTAAAAACTTGTCGATACATTTTTTTATCACATACAGTTTCAATAATGAATTCTATAGAATAAATATTTGTTAGTTTTGCACCAAGACCATTTAGACCACCAGTTGTTCGTTTTTTAGAATCATCATAATTACTTGAACTTAAAAGATTTCCAAAAATTAATTCTGGAACATAAATATTATGTTCTTTATGTATCTGAATTGGAATACCTGAACCATCATTAGATACTGAAATTGTATTACTTTCAAAGTTTACATGAATATTTTTAACTTTTTTACTACGTTGACATTCATCCGATGCGTTAGTAATAATCTCATCAAAAATTTTATAAATGCCTGGATTCCATTTAACAAATTTACTAATAATTTTTTCTCCTTTTTTGTCTAGAATCCATTGTTCAGATGTAATAGTTGCAATGTCTCCAACATACATACCAGGACGAGCAAGTACATGCTCAATTTGTGTAAATTTTTTGTAACGATTTTCAACGGAATCTTCTTTATTTACAGGCATAATTACGAATGAAACTAATATAATATGGTCGTATTTTTTAAGTAGTTATTTTTTTTGTAAATAAAAAAAAATAATATTATATTATATAATGGAATAGAAGAGGGTTCGGAAATAATATATTTGTAAATAGATTTCAGGCATTAAGTGGGTTACCAAATACATATATTTTACCAGAAGTCGGAAATATATATATATAGTGTAGATAATGTTAATATCAAGTTTATAAAATAAAGTACTTCAGTTTTTCCTCCAAAAAATATTGGAACAATTGATTGGATTGGAAATATTACAATTGAAGTTTTATAAGTAACACCGAATGGAAATTTATTTAATATTAAATCAGAAATATCTTTTATTAATACAAATAATTGTGAATTAACAATACCTGTATTATCTAGCGATGATATTAATTTATCTTTTACTCAAAGTACAAACATACATGATTTACGTACTAATTTTATTACTCTAACATATGTTAAAAATGACGAAATTTCTAATATTAATACACATGTTCATACTTCTCAAAGTAATTTATTTTTAACAGATTTAAGATTAATGCTTAAAATAGAACTTACTAATTTTAATAAAAATTTAAATTACTATTCATCGTCATATTTATCTCTAAATAAAAACATAATTAATATTAAAAATTAAATAAAAAATATTATATATATAATATTTAATGAGTTCGACAAAAATAATAAAAGATGGTTATTTTGATAAAGCTTATTTTAATAGATTGCGAGTTTTAAGTATTAAAAGTGGGAAACTCAATCAAATCGAAACTGAAACTAAAACTGAAACTGAAACTGAAACTGAAACTGAAACTGAAACTGAAACTGAAACTGAAAGTGCTGTAAGTTGGTTATTTTCATGTTATTGTTATATTTCTGTAAATAAAGATGAAATAACAATTTTAAAAAAGAAATTTTTACTTGATAAATTCTCAGATAGACCAAAAAGATTAGATAATAAATATTATGAAACAGATGCTTTAGAAGAAATACATACAGTACTTATGTCACATACTATGCAAATAGATCCTCCTAATGCTACTGTCACATTGGGTGAGTCTATTTATACTATTATAATAACAGAAGTGGTAGATTATAAAATCGGTAATTATATCACAATTAAATATGAAAATTTAAAAAGTAATGATACTCCATTACCAAATACAAATCAAACATATAAAATAGCTAGTTTATTTATAGATAACTATGTGTCATCATTTAGTACTATATCTGGGAATCTAAAGTATTCTAATCTTTCCAATGCCAATATTAATAATTCTTTATTATTAATATCTTATATACGAACTTTTGTAAACATATCCGGGTTTATGTATACTGTAAGCAGAATATTTGGATATTCTGCTTATATACATAAATTTTTTATAATAGTTTCAAGTTTTTTAAAAGAGAATCAGGTTTTTTTAACTAATAATATATTTGATGAACTGGAGTATGATAAATTAAATATGTATTTTTATACCGGTGAAAACAGTACATTAAATTTTAAAAGTATGTTTCTAAAATTATATCAACCATTAACTATTACATATAAATCATTTTCCTATGTACTTAATCTCTCTACATTAAATTATTTATTACTTAATTTTACAAACATTTTATATGATTTTCATGTTAGTTTTAATAATAAAAAATATAATTTTATGTATGAAATAGGTAATGGTCTACATGGATGGGGTAATTATGAAGAACAATTTTACGTTTCTCCAGCTGAAAGTCAAATAACAAAAAATGAAATTGAATTAAAAATTGGTAGGTCTTCATCCAGTGATAGTGTAAAAAGTAATCGTTTTCATACAACTTCAAATGGAACAAGTAATTTATCAGGAGAATTTGAAATTAAAATAGGTTACAAAACTACTATAGAAATAGATGCTACTATACCACATAAATATAACGGCAAAGTAATTAAAACATGGCCAGCAATATGGTTATTAGGTTCAGAGTTCTTTTTAGATCCACATAATGAAAATTATTTAGAATGGCCATTATGTGGTGAAATAGATATTATGGAAAAATCATCTATGCATAAATATAGTCCAGATTTGGAAAATCCGTTTAATTCGGGAAATGACAACACATTACAAAAAGTAAATCAATATACTTGCGCTGTTCATTTTAATCAAATTGTTAGTGAAACTGAAAATGTAAGTGAAAATATACAAATAAACCTTACTACAGATAATTCTGATACTAGTAATAATAATTCTATACGTTCTATTTTCTCTGTTGAAATTGAGTGTTATGAATATATTAAACGTTCTTATAATAAAATTACCTTTAAAAATAAAAATACATCACAAAGTATTACATATGCTGATAATTTATTTAATCTATTTTATGATAAAAACTATACTGATAATAAAAACAAAAAATATCAATTATTATTAAATATTGCTTATGGTGGAACATACGTTAATGGTTCTTCTGACCCCGACTATCAGATAAAAGAGGATGAAATTTTTAATCAAACTATGATTATTCATTCTATATCAACTAATCATATTGTAAATATTTACCGTCCTCTTCCGACTGTTCCTAAAACTATTACATTTAAAATTAGTGCAAAACAATCATATATTAACTTTTTAATAAGGCATATTCATGGTAATACCCCGTCTTTTATTAGAAATATTACTATTGGATATTATAGTAATACTACAGCTTGGGGTATTATTACAAATGAAAATGTACCAGAATATACTTGGATAGCTTCAGATGGGGATAATATAAATATAATGGATAAAGAAAGAAGTATGACTATAAACAGTGTTTTAACAGATACATTTGAATATAAATTAGTAATTAAATGTACAAATGTGAACATTTACAACCAAACGAAAAGTAAGTATGAATATTTTAGTGACATTTATTTAACAGAAGAATTTGATCTTAGTACATATAGTCTAGATGGATACTATAATGATAGATTCGAATATCTTGGGACAGATTTACGAGAAGATGCTACATTTAAAAAGACTGACATTTATGTTAATAGAGTTTTTCCAGCATCTGTTAATGATTCTACTACTCTTACCCTTAGTTTTAATAATTTACTACCAAATTCGTCTGCAAATTGAAATTATTACAATTTTTAATAAACTATAGAATACATATATAAAAAATATTAACAAATATGCAACCAATGAACATTAACATTACAAATTCAAAAGAGACTTCTGAAACAGAAGATTATTCTGAATTTGAAAAGTATATTATCATAAATAATATTCAGTTAACTAAAGAAAATAAACAACTTAGAGAACAAATTACTGAACTAGAAAAACAAAATAATGAACATGAATCTGAAAATGATAAATATGATGAAAGAATTCGTTATATGCGAGGTTTAATGCACAATTTATATTCTCTTAAAGAAATGAGTTCCTTAGTTAGAAATAACTGGGAGGAATATGCCAAAAAATCTAATAAATTATTTAACAAGTATAATGATATAGATGGATTAATTAATAAAATTATAGTAATTTATATTATAAATTTGGTCATAATTTTACTAATTGATGTATTATTTAATAATAATTATATAATCCTTATTAAAATGATTATTTATAACTCAGCAATTATCGCTTTATTTTCAACTAGTTACAAAAAATTTATAAATAATGACGATTTGTACAAAATTTCCTGGTGCCACAAAAATAAAAAAATTGTAATGAAGTACAATGAAGAATACTATAATATAAAAAATCTTCAAAATGATTTAGAGAATCAAACAAAAGAAAAAATAAAAGAAATTAATGAACTTGAAAAAGCATGTGTTGGAGTATCTGTAATGATTGATAATGTATAAATAAAATAAATAATTTACGATCTAAAGATTATTAAATATTAGCAAATGGTAATGTCATGAAAAATAATATCATTATAGTAATTAGTAAAACTAACCATATTTGACTAGAGTTATTGTTATTTTTGTGGTGTTTTTTGTGAACCGGGCAAGGTCCGCAAATTTGGCATTCAGGGGCAAATTCTTTGCATGTTTTTCCTGTTTGTGGTGCTGGTAGTCCCATAGATTTATTATAATTATCCTGAAAAAATGAAGCAATTTGTCCTATTCTTTCACCATATGCACTTGCATCTTCTTTTATGTACTTATTTGTAAATGTTGGATTACTAGTTGTTCTGTCTTTTGTAACTATTCCTAAAATTCCTTGTGCTGTATGCCATGAACCACTACCTGGTTTTCCTAATGTAGATCTAGATGCACCACCGGTTACAATATTTGCACCAAATGTTTGCATTAAACGTGATAATGAATTTAATACTAATTGACCACCAGTGCCTGCATCAGCAGAAGTGGCAAATTGCCCTGCAACTTTAGATGCTAAAAATGATGATTTAAATCCAGCACCTGCAAATTTATCAAAAAATTCTGTTAAAGAAGGTTCAATATTACCGTTGTATACACCAGATCCTATAATAAGACCACTTGAATTTGCAATTTTAGTTAGTATATCTTCTTCCTCTTGTGAATCTTGAAAGTTTATATCAATTGGACCAACAACATTAATACCAGATTTTTTTACACCTGCAGAAATATAACTAGCAATAATACTATTTGCTCCTTTATTTGTGGCACCTGAATATATGATAACTATATATGGATTATTTGACATTCTTTTATTATATATATATATATAATTTTAATTTTTTTCAATTAGAAGAATATTTTATAATACCTCCATTAGAATTATTATCCCATGTTACATTTGATATATATCAATAATTGTTTGTAACATCAAGTCCATATTTTTAACATCTGTCAAAATCCAATTAGCAATAATACTATTTGCACCTTTATTGGTTCTTCCAGAATAAAAATATAATAATATTATTTTATAGAAGACATATATATATAATTTAATATATAAAAAAAATATTATTATTAAATTAATAAAAATGTTTACGTATAAAATAAGTAATAATACATTATTATTAATTGTATTTATATTTTCTTTTATTATTTATATAACAGGATTTATACTAAAAAAATATTCAAATTTTAAAAGAATTAATTTATATGTTTTATTATTAACTATAATAATATCAACTATAGGATTAATATTAATATCAACTAATAATATTTCAAGTTCAGACAAACATTCCCATGATGAACCACATCCTCATCCAATTAAAATAGAATGTAATAATAGTAATGATTGTCCAAATAAAGATAAATTTAGTTGTGAAAATAAAAAGTGTATATTAAATTCTAGTGATAAATTGAAAATAGTAAAATATCTTGATTCTGTATACCCAAGTAAAATTACAATGTCTTCTATGTTAAGTGATATCGAAATTTATAATTTTTTTATGTTATTAGGATACTATTGGGTAAGTTATCATAATAATGTTGAAAATATTTTACATACTATAGATAATAATTTTCCAAAGAATGTACAATGTGGCGGTTACTATACAAGAGGAAATAGTCAAACATTATGTGGGTCTTCACCTCATACAAATATAGCTAAAAATTGGCCGTGTAATAATGGTTGTCCTCCTGGAATTCAATGTTGTAAACCAGGCACATTAAGTTTTCCACCTAATAATAATCAATTATATTATACAGATTATATTCAAAAAGATATAGAAGTTTTAAGAAATGGTTATGATTTTAAAGATTTTCATAATAAATCCATATTATATAATCCTTCATATTTATATAAGATTAACAAATTAAATGAAAAAAATGCTATAAACTATTTACCATTAATTAAAAATGGATTAGATAATACAGGTAAAAATATTAACTATAATGTTTGTAATAATACAAATACATATGATTTTACTAAAAAAGGCCCAGGAATTCCATCAAATGAAATAGGAGAATGTACTAGAGACCATGGTGTTGGTGGTTCTCCTGATATATTTTATTATATATGTTCTGGTACAGGTAATTTATTAAATATAGGAACAACATTAAGAAGTGCTAATAAAATTCACGCATTATTATTAATAATAAGAAGAGCTGGTGAATTAAATTTTGGTTCAGTATCAACATATAAATATTCAGGATATACAATAACAAAAACAAAAATAAATTTAAAAGATAAAATAATAAAAAATTCTTTTATTGAAACACCACAGTTATTATTATTAGAATATTGTGAAAGATCAAATTATACATATACAATGAATTGTTTAAATACTGAAGAAGCTGAATTTGGAACAGATGATGCTAAAAAAATAGCACCTAATGTAGACTGGCCTTTTTCATTAAATAATGTAGGATGGGAAGGAAATAATAATCCACAAGGTGCACCAGATACTAGTTATAGACACTTATTAAAATGGTATTTTGCATATAAAAAAGTAACACTTCCAGATTTATCTGATTATAGTAATAATTGGAGTAACTGGAGTTCAAATCAAGTTAAAATTTTAGGAGATTTTTATAATTCTATTACAGAACCACAATTTGATTCATGGAAAATTAATTATTCATTTAATAGAATTAGTAATAGTGCACATCCAGATGTAATTATATATCAATTAATTAATCCAGCTAAAGTTGAAATAACTGGATATTCATTAGATGTAAATCCATTAGATAAATATGGAAAACCATTTAATGGTATAACAAATTATTCAGGAAAATATTTAGATACAATAAGTTTTTCTATTCAACCAAATGGTGGTGGAGCATGGGCTTATGAACTAATTGATTATAGATTAAGCATTAAAGCAGCGGGAGGGAATAGTGATTATTGGACTAAATATACTAATAAATTTATTAAAGTAGGAAATATATTAAATAGTAATGGTATGGAAGAATGTACACCATATTTTTGTAAAAAATCAACAGACCCATATTGTGAAATATTAAATCCTCAATATGGTAGAGAAGACACAGATTGGAAAGCAATTATATGTAGTAATCCATTAAATCCAAGTCCTCCAACTCCACCACCAACTCCTCCAAGTCCATCTGTTCCACAATGTAAAAATATATCAGATGGAGCTGAACATAATTATTGTTCAGGATGGTGTAATACTCCTGGTGCGTGGGATTGTGGTAAAAATCAGATGAATAACGGTGAATATTGTAGTTGTTTGAATTGTAATGGATGTAATAAATAATTATTAAAATATAGTAGGAGTTGTTAAATTATCCCATGATGGACTCCACCATTTTTGTTTTTCTTTAATTTTACTATTAACTGTAACAGATTGTTTTTCCCATGCAATTTTAAAATGGTCATTAAAAATTTTAGTTAACCCTGATGCATTTAAATATAATATATCATTGTTTATACCATCAATGTCTGAATAATAAGCTCTTGATGGATGACCTGAACTAACTAATAAATTATTATCTGACATATATAATTTTTCATGATTTCTACAACAACTACTACTATTACATTTATCGGTACACTTAAAATCACCTTTATTTGAACGTGTTTGATTAAACCATTTAATATGAATATTATCTGTTTGAGTTTTTGATAAATTACTTAATTTACTAGGCATCCAAGGTCTCCATGATTTATCATTATTATTATTAAATACTCCGTCGATTATTCTTAATGTTGAATGTTTTGTATAATCTCTAATTGATGGAAACATTAAAGGAAATCCATGAGAGTACCATCCGGGACCATGATAATTATTTTCAGGAGAACATCCAGTCCAACCATATCCTCCATCTAGATATTTACAAGGCTCGTGTGCATCTAAAATATTATTATACATAGAAATGTTAATAAATTGAGATTTTTTAGACTCTTCAAAAAATTTATTAAATAATAATCCAGCCCATGTTGCACCTGATGCAAATTTTAATTCATTATTATTACAGTAAGTAGGTTTATTGTCACTACATATTATTGATTTGTTTAACATAATTTCATACTGATCTTGCCATTTATTTGGATCTCCTTGTCCATTAGCAGAATCAAATACTATATTTAATGGAGATATAAATTTATTTGATGGATTTTGTGGTGGTGGAGATATTCCAAGCCATACATTTACATTTTTATCAATACCATTTAATTTATTTGGATTATTACCATAATTTTTATCATTAATATCATCTGCAGACCATTTTATATCTACCAATATTGGTAATTTAGGATAATTATCAATTGTTTTTAAACTTTTTAATAATTTCAACCCGTCTGTTGTCATATTTTTTACATACATTGTAATTGGTGTTATTGTATCAATATCCATTTGTAACATATATTGTGCAAATTTTGAATCTAATTTAGTTGTTATACCAAGTGATGTTTCTTTAACTCCTAAATTTCTTCTATTTAAATCAGCGTCTATATTCCATGAACCATTTATTATTCTTGCATTATTTGTATTTTTATAATAAAAATTAATAATTTTTCTGTGTGCATGTCCCCATATTTTTGAATCATCTTTATTAGATGGAGAATCCATTAAAATTATATTATTTTTGTTTATACCACAATAATCTAATTTTGTTAAAATATTATTAAAACTATTACAACCATCTGCTTGTGGTATATTACAATTACAATTATCTGGTTTAGGTTTTTCATTTGTACAATTTGTACTTGGACATTGATTAGATGAAGAAGGACAAGTATATACATCACCGCATATATACCATCTATCAGCACCCAATATAAATTTAGCTCCCTTTTTTAAAGCTGATTTCATATTATTAATTATTTCATCATGAATAATCATATAATCAGTCATGAAAATTGCTACATCATCTTTGTTCATCATTAATATACTTTTATTAAACCATGGTGAAATAGTATCAACAGCTTTATATGTCCAAGGACTATATTCAATTGTTGTATAATCAATACTTAAATTTTCTTTTTTATCTACGGGACTTTGAGACGGACTTGGTGGAGATGGCAGTGAAGAATCATTATTTAAATTATTCATGTTTATTAACTTTGTAATTAATGTAATAAATGTTAATATTAGAAATATTATAATTAAAACAATCATTAAATATAATAATAATTATTTTTTTTTTTACAAAAAAATTATTTCTTAAAAATATAATGTGTAATTTTTATCCATTCTTCTTGCATTTCCATATAAAGCATTATAATAGTCACTAATTATATACAATTGACATTCTAATTGTTTTATAGGACATTCTTTATATTCATTTATATATCTTAAATGCATTGCTGCATATCCATTTTCTTTTGGTTCTGTTATATAATTCTTTGTGTATAATATTGTTTTTTCCAATTTTACATGATAATAAAATTTTAAAAGATCTTCTTTTGTATAAAATACAAATCTAAATCCAATTAAATCATGCAAATCATATACGTTTTCAGTATTTACACTTTTAATTTTTTGTAAAGAACTTTCAAATGATTTTACTCTTGCAGTTTGCAAATGACATGGTAATCTTTGTGTATCTAAAATTTCACTAAATGTTTTTTGTTCTGAATGAATTACAAAATTTGCATTTGTTACATAACATGTAATTGGAATGATACTATTAACTAACATAGTCATGGATAGTAATATTTTATAAAATAATAACATTTACGTTATAAATTACATTAATATTTTATTTACATTTTAAATAAATGAACAAAGAACAAAAAAAAAATACCGATGAAACAGATAAAAAAAATAATAATTTAAATAATTCTAAAAAATCCGTTCTTGTAACTGGTGGTTCAGGATTTATTGCTTCACACTTAGTCGATCGTTTAATTAAAACTGGATACTTTGTTGTTAATATAGATAAATTAGATTATTGTTCATATGACAATACAAAAAATATAAATAATTGTTATAAATTTATTCATGGAAATATTTCAAATAAAGAACTAATTTCATTTATTTTAAATGAATACTCTATTGAAAGTATTTTTCATCTAGCAGCACAAACACATGTAGATAATTCGTTTTATAACTCTATTCAATTTACATATGATAATATTATTGGTACACACAATTTGTTAGAGTGTGTTAGAGAATATAACCAACAACAAAAAGAAAATAGTGATAAATTAGTTTCGAAATTTGTTCATATGTCAACAGATGAAGTATATGGTGAAGTAAAATTAGGTGAGTCAGAATGCACCGAAAATAGTTTACTAAAACCAACAAATCCTTACTCTGCTACTAAAGCAAGTGCTGAACTATTAGCAAGTTCTTATTATCATTCATTTAAATTACCAATTGTAGTTATTCGTTGTAATAATGTATTTGGTCCACGGCAATATCCAGAAAAAGTAATTCCTGCATTTATATATAATTTATTTAACGGTGATAAATGTTATATTCACGGAGAAGGAAAAACAGAAAGACATTTTATTTATGTTGAAAATGTAATTGATGCTATACTAACTATTTATGATAAAGGAAATATAAATGAAATTTACAATATTGCAAATACAGAGTGTTTTAAAGTAATTGATTTAGCAAAATTATTAATTAAAAAATTACATAATAGCGATAAATTTGAAGACTATATTGAATATATTCCTGATAGAAATTTTAATGATTTTAGATATTTAATTAATAGCGAAAAATTAGAAAAATTAGGGTGGACTCCCAAAATTAATTTTGAAGAAGGAATTAAAAGAACTATTCAAAGCTTAAAAAATTTAAAAAAAAATTAATAAAAATTAATAAAAAATTAATAAAAAAATAAATATATATATATTATCATAATGAAAGTCTGTAACGTTGGAAAGGGTTCTAAATTATTAGTAGTAGTCTTTTTAGTATTATTAATTGTGTTATGTTCATTTGGTTTAATGGATTCGGGTAAATATTCATGTGATAATGGTTTATTTATTGATCATAATGATTTAAAATCACTCATTACTGATAGTAAAACAAAAACACAAAATTTCCAAAATTTAAGTAGTTGTATCAGTAAACTTGGTAATAGTAAATCTCCATTAAAAGGAGTGTCTAATTGTTTTAATAAATATGGTTACGGAGAATGTGTTGAAGGGCATACATCCGAAATAATTTTAATTATAATTATTTCATTAACAGGTATTTTCCTACTATTTAATTTATTTTGTATGTTTCAGAAAAATGGTCCTATGGCAATGATGTAAATTATAATTTACAATTTTTGTAATTTGTGTTAAAAAATAAATAATTATTAAATATATTAAATTATAAATGTTAGAATTTTATGAGTTTAATACGTTTAACATTATAGTTGTGTTAGTTAGTACATTTATAATTTACTATATTATGTCAAATTATTTGGGTAGCAACGGTAGTAATGAAAAAAACGGATATGATAAAAAATCAAGAAGTAGTCAATTAAGTTTAGAATATTTATTAATTTCTGTAATTATTGCTGTTTGTATTAGTTTAATTGTTGCATATGTAATGTCAAGTGGTGACGAAAGTGTGCTCACAGATAATTTTTGGGATCCAATTAAAGAATCTCAATCAGTATAATAAAAATTTTTCGTTATATAATATATAAAGAAAATAATTTAATAATTTAAGGACTTTAAAGTCATTATGAGTCTTCAAATTAGTAAATTTAATCCTAAACAAATAGAAGAAAGACGCGTTAATGGTGCTGGACCTGCTACGTGTGTATTTATTGGTAAACGTGGTACTGGAAAAAGTACATTAGTTGCAGATATATTATATCATAGTAAGAAAATTCCAATGGGTGTTGCAATTTCAGCAACTGAAGATGGTAATGCTTTTTATTCTTCATATATACCAGATATTTTTATTCACAGTGAATATAAACCAGATATTATACAACAAATTATAACTCGTCAAAAAAAAGTAATCTCTAAAAATCCTGGTAAAAAAGATTCTACAAATGATGCATTTGTGTTATTAGATGATTGTATGTATGATAAAAGAATGATTAAGGATCCAAATATTAGAGGTATATTTATGAATGGTCGTCATTGGAGAATAACATTTATGTTAACTATGCAATATTGTATGGATCTCCCACCTGATTTACGTACAAATATTGATTTTGTATTTGTTCTTCGTGAAAATATTATACAAAATCAAGATAAATTATTCAAAAATTTTTTTGGTATATTTCCACATGTCGATACTTTTAGAGAAGTTATGAATTCATGTACAGAAGGGTTTGATTGTTTAGTATTAGATAATACTTCAAGAAGTAATAAAATAAATGACTGCATATTTTGGTATCGTGCAAAACCAAATAGAAAATTTAAAATTGGATCAAAAGAATTATGGAATTATCATAAAAATAATTATAATGATAAACATTCAATAGAAGATGAACAACTTGACTTAGATAAAACTAAAAAGAAACCAGGGATTTCTGTTAAAAAAGTTAAAAAATTAAAAAAAGTTGAAGTTAAAAAATAATAATGGGATACAAATTATAATAATGGTATTTCTGTTTAAAAAAATATTAAAAACAATATAATGAATAATTTTGGAAATGAATTTAATAAATTACCAACTGAATTACAAAACGAAATAATACTAAAAAATACAAATTATTATCAACAAAAAGTTGCAAATTTATTAATAGAACTAAATTCTTTACAATCTATACATTCACAAAAAGTTAGAGAACTACAAATAATACGATCTCCATATGGTGAAATGTGGCATTTACTAAATGTACATGAAAATAAAAATAGAATATATAGTTACACTCAAACAGAAAACGCTTATATACAACTAAATAACTATTATAAACCTTTAGTATTAAATCTTAAAAAAGAAATTAAACAATTAAATAATAACATACAAAAAAAAATAAGTGATATAGATAAAAATAAAAAACAGTATTACTATTATTATAATAAGTATAGAAAAATTAACTAGTTAAATAAACTGCTTGAATAAACTCATGAACAAATACAAATAAATTTTTAAAATATTTAAAGAATACAAAGAAATATATAAATAATGGTACATACAAAAATAGAAAAATTACAAAAAATACCTCAAAATGAACAACGTAGTCCAGAATGGTTTGCTCAAAGATACACAAAGTTAACATCAAGTGATGCTGCAACTGTTCTTGGAACAAATCCATATTCTAAACCACATGAACTTCTTTTTAAAAAATGCGGTTATGATCCAAAACCTTTTGTAAGTAATGTTGCAACCTTACACGGTCAAAAATATGAAGACACTGCAATAGAATTATATTGTAAAATTACGGGAAAATTTAACTATAATTTTGGTTGTATTTGTTATACAGATGTTCATAAAGAATTAAATAATTATGATTCAAAATATGATTTTTTAGCTGGGAGTCCAGATGGTATTGTTGAATCATTATATGATCCCGAACAAGAACCAATTTTAATAGAAGTTAAATGTCCGTATAGACGACCAATTAAAGATGGATATATTCCGGAGTATTATTATCCACAAGTACAACTTAATTTATTTATTTGCGATTTAAGTATTGCAGATTTTATAGAATTTTGTCCTAAAACAAATAAGTTAAATATTGTACGTATTGTAAAAGATATAAATTGGATAAATAAATATGTACCGATTTTAATAAAATTTTGGAATAAAGTTGAACACTTTCGCGAGATAGGAATAGAATATAATGAAGAATATATTAAAAAGAAAGAAAAAGAACTAGAAAGAGAAAAGAAAAAAGTAATTAGAGAAAAGGAAAAGGCACAAAAAGAAAAATTACAAGAAAGTAAAAAACAAAAAATAACAAATTTATTTGTAGAAATACAAGAAATACAAGAAACAGAAGAATCAGAAGAATCAGAAGAATCACAAAAACGACCTAAAAAATGTATTATTATTGATGAATAATAAAAAAAATATTGTATATATATAATGGTAGCAACTTTAATGGTAGCAACTTTAATAGAAGCATTTGGAAATAATTTTAATGATGATAACAAATGTGATAATTGTGATAGTAGAACATATAGAGTAACATCCTGTAGTAATTTAAACCACAATCAAAGTTTATGTGAAAATGCATTAGCACAAAATCAAACTTTTGGAACATCACAAAATTGTGAATATAGTAAAAATTTTTGTACAACACCTGATACATGTATGTTAGGTGATCCAAATAGTATAGATAGTAATTGTAAATTACAACCAAAAGGGAATTTATCAAAACCAATATGTACTGGAGTTAAATTGAAAACTTCGGAAGATTATTGTTTAGAACCTCCTCTAAAACAACGTTATATACGTAGTATTAATCCTATTCAAAACTATTATTGTGATGAAAATTATCAAAATTGTAAATTTTGTAAATGGATTGATCAAGATAATCAGTCAACAACACAAATTGACTGTGAACCAAAATAAAAATTTTCAATATAGTAAGTTAAACTATACTTACTAAGTTAAATTTACAAAAAATAAAATATTTAAAGACTCTAACGATTTTATAATCATAATGGGTATTCGATGTCTCAATACATTTATTAAAAAAGTATGTCCGGAATGTATAACTACGAATAAAATAAGTAGATATAGTGGTAAAGTGTTTGGAATAGATGCAAGTATACTATTATACAAATATAGACATATTTCAAATATTGATGAATCATGTGTAAACTCACATATAATTGGATTTTTAAATAGAATTAAGTATTATCTTAATAATAAAATTACACCAGTTTTTATTTTTGATGGAGTTCCCCCAGAACAGAAAAAAATTACCTTAAAAAAACGACAGTCTATCAAAAGAAAAATTTATGAAAAAATAGAAATATTACAAGATTTAACTCCTAATAATGAATCAGAACAAAGAGAAATAGATAAAGAAATTAATAATTTGTCACGTCAAATTATAAATGTAACAAAAACACATATTACAGAAGTTAAGACACTATTAGATGTTTTAGGAATTAATTACTATGATGCTCCGGATGAAGCTGAAAAGTACTGTGTTTTTTTACAACAAAATAAAATAATTGATTATATAGTCACAGATGATACAGATGTATTTACATTTGGTGGTGTAAATATACTAAAAAGTTCTATTAAAAATGATTTAATTGAAACTGATATTGAACAGTTTTTACAAAAAATTGGATATTCAAGATTAAAATTTATAGATTTCTGTATATTATCTGGGTGTGATTATTTATCGTATGTTCCAAATTTAGCAATAAATACAGTTTATACCTTATTTAAAAAATTAGATAATATTGAAGATGTTATTAAGTTAAATAAATACGCATTTCCAGAAGAATATAAGAATGTAGAAGAACTTAAAAATATACGTTTCATATTTTTAAACTTTGAATATGAAAGTCCAAAACCTTTAGAACATAAAGTAATCAACAAAATAGAATTTAAAGATTATTTGGAAAAAATGAATATTAAAAATTCAACAAAATTAATAGATAAATTTTAAATTAAATAAAATTGTAAAAAAAAACATTTTAAAAATTAAATTTATTTTTTTTTTCTTTTGTATATATTATAATAAAATGGTTGATAGCTTAGCAATGTTCTTTGGTGCGAAAAAACGTAAAGTCAGACGTTCACCTGCGCGTAAAGTCAGACGTTCACCTGTACGTAAAGTCAGACGTTCACCTGCGCGTAAAGTCAAACGTTCACCTGCGCGTAAAGTCACAAAATCGCATGGTGCGATTGTAGTAAAAGGTCGCGAACGTAAACTATTCAAAGGTTCCGGTGGTGGTCTATACTACAAAACAAAATCTGGACGCGCATATGTTGATTCTAAATTTGTTAGTAAACACTCGCCAAGACGTGTGCGCGCTTCTCCAAAACGTCGTGGTGCCTCTCCAAAACGTCGTGGTGCCTCTCCAAAACGTCGTGGTGCCTCTCCAAAACGTCGTCGTGCCTCTCCTATGCGCAGAATGCGTCCCGTCAGATGGGGTTACGGTCTAGGTCAACCATCGCTAATTGACATGATGGGACCAGCTGGTCTAACTGTAATGGCTCCTCGTCAACACCTATTAGGTCCCGGTGGTATGGCTCCTACAATGTAAATTTTTAAATTAGTTAAATAACTTAAAAACTAATAAAAAAAATAAAATACTATATATTTCTTAGGTACAAGAAAATTATAGTATTTTATGAAGTTACTTATTTTTTTACAGATAATTAATTTTATTATTTTTATTTATTTAGTAGATTCTTATTTTTTTATTAAGTTAAATATCCATGAAGTCTTGAATTTGAATATTTTCACTAATATTGAATAATGTTCTTTCAATTGTACGTAGACCATTTGGATGTGTTTTATCTGTTCTAATTAAAATAGGACTAAAGTTATTTGTATCTTTATCAAATGTACATTCTACAATACATTCATTCTTATAATGATCTAACTGTTTTGATTTTTCAATAAATTCTTTTCCCTTTTCAGTTTTTGCATGAATATTTGCAAAAATATTAAGATTACCTAAATGAAATACATATGCTTGTAGTCCAATTTCTACTTCTTTTAGTAAAAAATCAAATGTATGTTTATTTTTAGGTTTCCATTTTAACATCGAATATTGAGTGCCAGAAATAACCGGTAGATTTTCTGGCATAAAAATAATACCATCATTATTTTCGGATTTATTATAAACATTCTCAATAAAATCTGCAAATTCTTCAAATGGGTAAAATTCTTTTACAGAAATATTAAGTGTGCTATTTGTACTATAAGTAACAAATGAATGTACGCAATATTTAGTATCATTTAAACGTGTCGAATGACTTAGTTTATTAATCTTATTTCCACAAAGAATAAGTGCATCATGAACAACAAAATCCCACTTTTTATTATAAGAATCATAAATAATTTCACCATCTAAAAGTGTACCATTATATAGTGTATCTTCTGCTTCAATTGAAATATTATAGAAATTTAGTGCTCTATTTACAATAATACACTGATTTTTACTGTTTTTGTCCTTGATAAAATACATGAGAAATCTTACTCCATCTAATTTTAGACTTGTGTAATATTTATACTGTTTTAGTTTAGAAAAATCTTTTTTCTCAATTGATACTGGTTGTGGTGCAGGAAATGTTAAGTCATGTCCTTTTACTGAAAAGTTAAAATTAATACTTTTTGTTAAATAATGAATGAATTGTTTATTTTTGATAACTGTTCCTACGGGAGAATTCTTTACATTTAAAATAATACTTTCTAAATCCATATTTTATAATATATATTGTGTAAAAACTTTAAGTATCTTTAAAATTTGTTAAAAGTATTTAAGGTTTTATTTTAAATAAATTTATATTCACTAATGCAAAAAAATAAAATTCAAGTGTTAAACCAAAATACAGAACAAATAGAAGAAACATATTACAAAATAACTGGTAAGACTCTTTTACTATTAGAATCTTTAATGGAATATTACTCAAAAAATATTCACATTCTAACTAGTATAATTACTCAAAAAAAAACATTATCATTGAGAATATTAGATTGGTTAGTGACAAATTATGCGAAAAAACACAATGTAGTTTATACAATTAGGAAAAATAATACAAACTGTAATTTTAATATTTATTTAGACTATAAAAATCAATTGAAAGCATATTCAAAAAAATATTTTGACCCTTTTTGTAGAAGAGAAAGAATATTAATAGATATACAGGATTTAAGTTGGAAGATAATTAATAATGTTAATAAACAAAAAACAAATGAAAATCAGTTAATAACAACTGTAGGGCAATTAAATTTTTTTAAATGGTTTATAGAAAATAATGTTCTTAACTATGCTATTGAAAATATAGAAGGTATAGATAAAGATATGACAGAAACATTAACTAATAGTAAAAAACAAATAAAAAGAAAAGAATTATCAAAAAGTGCTTCTAGGTGTATATGTTCTTATGATTCAAAAATAGTAGTAAATTTTGGATAATTTAACTTTTTAAAAAGATATTTAAGGATTACTCATATATATATTTTATAATGAATAAATTAACTAAATGGTTAAAAATCACCAATCAGTATAGCACTGATGATAATGACCAAAAACCTAGTCATTTATTATTAAATGGATTTAAATTATATGTTAAAGATGAAAACTTAGAAATTTTTAATAAAAAATACGCTGAAGTAATATCTGAAAATGAAAAATTATATATAGTAGAATGCAGAAAAAACATATTTAAATTATTTTTTGATTTAGATTTTTTACTTTCTGATGAAAAATATGAAATTATTAAAACTAAAATTGAGAATAATGAAGAAAATATATTTATCGAATTTATTAAAATTATTAATGATGTAATATATGATTTTTTTGAACAATATTATAATTGCATAGTTACCACTGCTGATGATAAAAAAGTTAAAAAAATTTGTAAAGATAAAGATAATCCAGAAAAGGTAGATAGTAAAGAATTAATTAAAAAAGGATTTCATTTGCATTTTCCAGATATCAATACAAATAAAAATATCGCATTAGAAATTCGAAAAACTTGTATTAAAAGATTAAATAAATATAAGAATTTTTTTGAAAATACAGTAAGTGATATTTTAGATGAACATGTATTTACAACCAGTGGATTAAGATTAACTGGTTCAAGAAAGGGTCATTTTATTTCACAAACAAAAGAATTTGTAGATGAAGGAAGACCTTACAATTTATTATATACATTAAAATCAAATGAACATAATTTAGACATGCTAGAAGAATATAAAAAAGATTATATTTTATTAGTTAATAAAACTAGTATAATCACTATTGATGATTATATTACAAATATTAAAAATAATCCAAATTTAGAATGTGATGATTGTGAACAAGAAACTTATAATAATAATGATATTAATAATTTACCTAATAGTTCTTGGAAAAGACTAAGTAAAGATGATGTTAGACATATTGAAATTTTAAGATTTTTTAATATTTATGTAAAAGACTATACAATTAAAGATATTAAAAGAGTTTTTTATTCTGAAAATGAAAGTGTATACATTTTATGTAGTCAAAGTAAATATTGTACTAATACTGGTAAAAATCATAATTCAGAACATATTTATTTTAAATTAAATAAAGATGGAATTTGCCAAAAATGTTTTTGTAGATGTGATACGATGGATGGAAGAAAACACGGGTATTGCAAAGATTATGAAAGTGAATATTTACCGTGTACACCTCAGTTAAGAAAAGTTTTAAATTTTAAAGAAATAAAAGTAGATAAAACAAAAATATTAAAAAATAACAAAAATAATGACGATGATATTAATATTAATTGTTTATTTGATAATCTAAGAATGGAATGGTATAATCAATTTACAAATAAAGAAAAATTACCATCAAAAAAAAAATATAACAAAAAAATGTAATAACAAAAAATGTAATTACAAAAATGTACGAACAATAACAAATATAATAGCAATTAAAATTGCAGATATTAATAATCCTGATGTATTTAAACAGTTGTTTTCATTGGTGACAAATGGAATTTTACTTAAATTATTTTTATAAAAACTTGTTGAAAAAATAATAAATAAAATTGCGATTACAAAGATTTCCTGTAAAGTATCATTTTTTTTTAATTTTTTTAATTTTTCTAAAAAGGTAGTATGTTTTTTACCTGAAGATCCATTATTTTTTTGTTGCATTGCCTGTTGTTGCATCATTTGTTGTTGCATTGCTTGTTGCTGCATCGCTTGTTGCTGCATTGCTCTTTGTTGTTGCATCATTGCAATTTGCTCTGGAGAAGGTTGTCCTTGTTGAGGTTGTCCTTGTTGATGTTGACCAGGTATTTGTTGCATTAAAGGAATTACAGGACCATTAGGACCGCTAGGTCCGCTCGGACCACTCGGACCCATTTGACTAACTGGTCTGAATTTTTCAATTGAATCTTCATATTCAGTATCAGGCATATTTATAATATAATTAAAAAAGATAATTTTTAATTTTTATTACGCAAAAAAAAATTACTTAATTTATTTATTTTTAATTAATTCGGTAATTTTTTTTATTTTTTTTTTCTTTTCTATATATTATAATAAAACAATGGGAGGAGGTTTAATGCAGCTTGTTGCTTACGGTGCCCAAGATATCTATCTTACAGGAAACCCGCAAATCACTTTTTTCAAGGTAGTTTACCGTCGCCACACAAATTTTGCAATGGAAAATATCCAGCAAACATTCTCTGGTAATCCATCATTTGGTAATCGTTCTACTGCTATTGTATCCCGTAATGGTGATTTAATTAACTCGGCATACCTAAATGTTCATCTACCATCTCTATCTGATGGCAACTGGTACTTTAATAATGGCACTTCTCCATCACTAAGCCCTGTTTCGGGAGGAACCCAGTTATGCTGGACTAACTATGTTGGTCTCGCATTAATCCAGTATGTATCGGTCGAAATTGGTGGTCAAGAAATCGACAAACACTACGGTTTATGGATGTATGCATGGCAAGAATTAACAATGACATCTGAAAAAGCACAGGGGTACAAACGTATGGTTGGTGGCAATGATGCTTGTGGTTGGTTACTAATCGGTAATGCTCTAGAACCTCAGGAACTACACGTACCTCTAGACTTCTGGTTCAATATCAACGCGGGTCTAGCTCTACCTCTAATTGCTCTACAGTACCACGAAGTACGCTTTACCTTCCAGTTCCGTGAGATAAAAGATTTAGTTGTACTAATTGACCATAATGGTGATCATATCCCAAATTCTGAGTATACTGTAAGAGTTGCATCTATACCAACACCTCAAATTGAACTATACATCGATTACATTTACCTAGACACTGATGAACGTCGACGCTTTGCTCAAATGTCGCATGAATACCTAATTGAACAAGTCCAGCACAATGAAACATCAGTTGACCTATCGAAATCTGGTGTTGTATCGCAGCGCCTAACCTTCAATCATCCTTGCAAAGAACTATTATGGTTCTTCCAGCGCCAGGATAATTTAGAAAATAATGACTGGTTCAACTTCGCGAATGCCACTCCAGGTAACGAAAAACTTGGTTCCGACATCATGACAAGTTCTGTCCTACGTCTAAATGGTCACTACCGCTTCAATCCTGCACGTGGACCTCTCTTCTTCCGTCAATGGCAACCATTCATCCATCACACACGTATCCCAGACTCTAACTTATACCTATATTCTTTTGCTCTACGCCCTGAAGAACATCAACCGTCTGGTACTTGCAATTTCTCGCGTATTGACAACACAATCCTAGAATTCCAATTAGATACACGTGCTCAAGTCCAGTCACCGGTTTTACCTGAACAGTTCTTCCCTAATGGTGGTTCTGCTCTAATGACTGTATATGCCCGTAATTACAATGTTCTACGTATTATGAGCGGTATGGGCGGTCTCGCGTATTCGAATTAAAAACAATGGATAGATAATGTCTATCCTTTGGTAAATATACTTAAAGGTGTAATATATATAATATTATAAAAAAAATGAATAAAGGTATTACATATAATATCAAAAACTCAACAATAATTTTTTATAATATTATTTATAACTTCGATTATGAACAAATTGATTTAATCTTAAATAGTGGTATAAATTTTAAATTATACGATAACATTTATATATCATATAATAATACTCATTCAAAAAATATTACTATTTTAGAGTTTTTATTTAATTTTAAACAAAATAATGTTTTATACTACTTTAAAAATAATGATAAATATGATTTGAGACAAGAAAATGTAATTATATATCATAATAAACATAATGAAATTTTACAAAAATATCAAAGTGCTATATATTATTCTGGTCATTATAAAACTAATGGAAATGATGCATATAACATGAAAAATCCATATTGGAAAATTAAAGAAGATAAAAATGATGAAAATAATCAAGAGTACTATTTAATGTATTGTGAACAAGATACATATATAAAATTAGATAAAATTTCATTAGAATCGATTGAATTATTTGAAAAAAATAATAACAACAATGAAAAACTTACTTTTTTTAAAATGAAAAATGGATATATCTCTTGTAAATTAAATCGATGTAATAAAATGTTATATATTCATCAAATTATAATGAATTTATACGGACAAGGAAAAGGAATAAATAATTTAAGTGTCGACCATATTAATAGAGACCCATTAGATAATCGTTCTACTAATTTAACTATTGCTAGTCTTAAAGAACAACAAGAAAATTCAAAAGGAGTTTTAAAAGATACAAAACGTGAAAGAAAGTCAAGTGCACAAGAACTTCCAGAAAATATTAAACATGAAGATATACCAAAATATTGTTATTATTGTAAAGAAAAATATAATTCAAATGGAGATATAAGAGATTTTTTTAGAATAGAAAAACATCCAAATCAAAAATCTATTATAAGCACATCAAAATCAATTAAAATAAATATACTAGATAAATTAACCGAAGCAAAACAAATAATTTCAAAGTTAGATAATAATGAATACTATAGTGAAAATAATAAAGTTCCATTCAGATTACCTGTTGGATTTTATGTAACTAAATTTAGAAATAGTGATCATTTAATTTATGATTATAGAAATATTGAAATAAAAGAAAGAAAAAATATGAAAATGAAATTAGTAGAAAATTATAATTTACAAGAAGAATATGATAAGTTTCTAGAAAAATTACAAAAAAAGTATGCTGAAATCGAAATTATTAAGTCATAGATTTTTGTGATGTGTAAACTAATACCATTTTATCAAAATTAAATAAAACAGGTAAAATTTTTTTGATATCTGAATCTTTTACATTTAAGTACATATTAGAATAGTCATGTAAATCACATATTTGGTCTTTACATCTATTAAATATTTTGTTTATATACATATTTTCATAATATATGGATTTATCTTCTGTATTATTTATATTTTTTGAATATATAAAATTTTTTTTAATTCCTTCTAAAAATTCATTATCTATGCTACTAAAGTTGTCCTTAATTAATTTAACAAACCCTTCTAATGTTTTTTTAGAATTTTCATTTGATACATTAATATTTACCTTAACAGTTGTTCCACAATAATTAATTGATGGTATTATATCAATTCCGTATATTAAATTTTCTTTTGCTCTTAATACATCCATGCAAATGTTTCTAATGTATTTGCAAGTAATATCTACTAATATACTATTATAAATAGAATTATCTATGATACTGGGAAAACCAATCATAATAGTTGTATTTTTAATATTGTTATTTTGTAGAAAATAAGCGCTTTTTTTTAATTTAAAACAATGATTCACTATTGATTCAACAGAAAAATTCTCAATTTTACTATTTTTAAGTAAATTTTCAAATAAATTTAAAACTAAATCATCATCAAAATTGCCAGAAACTATAAATAATATATTTTTATAATGTTTTTGATAAAATATTTTTAATTTTTCTTCATCAAAATGATTTAAATTATCAATTTGCTGTTTATAATTAAAAAAGTTTGTTAAACCATAATAACTAAACAATTTATCATATAAAGTATGATATACATTTATCAAACTATTATTACTACTTGTTAATAATTCATTTAGAACTGCTTTTTTTTCTTTTTCAATTACTTTATTATTTATATTTTTATAATTTATAGTAGTTTCAACAATAAATTTAATCATTTTTTCTAAATCTGAACTTATTCCCATTGTAAAATAATTTATCATATTTAATCCTGTTGATGCGTTCATCAAAATACCTTTTTTATTCATTTCAGATATGCAATCATTTTCACATTGTGAATTTCCATTAACAAGTACGTGTTCTATCAAATGATTTATTCCTAGGTTATTTTTATCTTCATGAATATAACCAGTATCTATACAACTTTTAACTGATATATTATCAATATCATTTTTTATTAATAAAATGTTATATCCATTTATATTATATATTTGATGAGAAATACTCATATTATATAATATAAATAAGTTATTTTTATTTTTAAAATTTAACTGCTTATTCAAATTCTTTTAAATTTTTACTAATTTATTCTACTGAATCTGACATGATTTACTTGGATTTTCATTTGTTGCTTCAAATTGTAAAATTTATTAAATGTTCATTTATTAATCGCGACCCATTTACTATGGCAGCAATCGTAGGTAAATCTATGAGGGTGTTGAATGTATATAATAATTCATTCGAATTAGATATTTCTCCCAGAGAAATCAACGTACTTTTTAATGAACTAGTCAAAGTTATTATATCTTTAAATGATGGTAGATTGCCAAGTTCATGTATCGTATATTTTGTTAATCTCGTAGTATTCATATAACCCTTCAATGATTCTATTTTTTTTATATAAGATTCGGTATATTGTATAATATCATCTAATAATTGTTTTTCGTTAACCGTTAGATCATCTGTGTTTAACATAGTAATATTAGTATTGATAGTATGAACATGTTGTTCGACGGACTGGTCAGTAACACTATAGACATCCAGATAAGTGTCGGCTGAAGGATATCCTGTACCAGATATTTTACCATTCCGTTCAATAATAGTCATATAGGTATTTACATAATTATCTCTATTATCTAATAAATATGCATTATTTATTATATCATCGTAAATAGTTACTGTACCATTTATTAATCCAGTAAATTTAATATCATTTTTAATTTCAGTTTTATTATTATCCTCATCTGGAATAAAAATTAATTGATTTACTGATACTTCGCTTGTATTATTAAATAATACATTTGTTAACGTTGAATTTTCCGTTAACGATATTCTGGTTACATTTTGAACTACTAATTTTTCAATTATATATGAATTATATATTTTAGTAGAATTAGAATTGTTTGTAACTGAACTTATTGTACCTTTATTATTTAATATTGCATTTGTTCCATTAATTGTTACATATGGTGTTTTATTATTATTTATCAATGTTCCATTATTTAAAGTTACATGCGCATTATCTGTAAATGGAACATTATTTTCAATAGTAACTTTTGCGCCTCCATTTATTGTAATACCTGATATACCACCAGGAATTAAATTATTAGTAATATTATGTGTACCTTCTGAAATATTAATATTTCCACTCTGTTGTAGTATTGTTATACCAGTACTTGAATTGTTGGGGGGGACACCTGCACTATTGTCAACAAAAAAATTCATTCTACCCGAAACATTACTTAAATTATGTGTCTCATTTGGTAATAATTCTAAATTAAATGTTGCTGTTGTTTTTTCATTATTTGTACTCGATAATCTTATAATATAAGTTGTTTGATCCTCAGAATGTGTTAGAACACCGTTAGGTGGGTCTTCTTTAAATGAATCAACACCAGAAGTAATAAATAAAGAAACAAAATCTTCAAACGTAATGTTTGTTGAGTCTCTGAATGGACGGTCCGAAAATTGAATAATAGATTGAGTGTCTGATTTATTCATAGTTAAAAAACCACCGGTTTGATTTCTTTGAAACGATCCATTATTAAATACACAGGAAAAAAGATAAGAAATAGAACTATTATCAGGTGATTCTTTTTCTGCTGATTCTTTTTCTGCTGTTAAACTTAATACCCGTAAACGATTAACCTCTAAACGATTAACATCTAAACTATTAAAATACGCGTTTTTTCCTAAACTTCGGCTTGACATTATAATATAATTTATTTTATTTTTTTTATTTTTTTTTATATTGTATTCGTTCCATTAATTGTTACAGTTATTCAATCATTTTCGCATTACGAATTTCCATTAATAAGTAAGTGGTCTATCAAATGATTTATTCCTAGGTTATTTTTATCTTCATGAATATAATATTACATCCATTTATATTATATTAGATGAGAAATACTCATATTATATAATATAAATAAGTTATTTTTATTTTTAAAATTTAACTGTTTATTCTTCAACTGTATCTGCCCATGATTTACTTGGATTTTCATTTGTGACTTCATTAACCATTTCTTCCATTAGTTCAGAAGGAGTAACAGTTTCTTCAGTAGATGGACCACTATTTGGACATTCATTACCATTATCAGTAATATTAACACTGGATTCTGCACTGACACCTACTGGTTCAGAACTTGGTGCTTCTTCTTCATCAGTAACATCAACAACGGTACTTTCTTCATCTTTCATTTTTTCATTTTCTTCCTTACGTCGATCATTTTCAATATTAATATTTTCAATTAATTCTCTTTTGCGTTCTTCAAAATACATCTTTGATTTTAATTGTGATTCTCTATGACCACCAATAATTTCATTTAGTTTAGAATCTACATGTTTTTGTTCGATTAGTGTTGGGTCAGGTGGTACAAGTAACCATGAATACATTTCTACCACATAAATATCAAAGGTAGAATTAATTTTTTGTAGCATTTCAGCATGTTTATTAGCATCTTCAAGTGTATTAAATACTCCCTTGATTTTTAAACAAACATTGTCACTTTTTTGACAACCTTGTGGTGATACTACACTAATTAACGCATAATTTTGTCCTGAAACTTTTTCAGAATCTTTATCAACAGTTTCATCTAGTGAAAGACTCCTAATTTGTCTCTCAACTGCTTTATCAATAACTTTTTTCTTTTCATCCGAAATTGGTTTGAATAGATGATCATTTTCCATTGAATATTCAGGTGTTTGTGTAACTTCGTTACTTTCTGTTTCAACTTTGTCAGACATATAATTTATTATATAATTTCTTTTTAAATAGTTTTTATTTAAAAACAAATAAATCATTTAAATCTTTTCTAAATAATTTATTAATAACTTCATTTGCTGACTTATTATAATAAGCAATATAAACTATATAAAACATAAATAATATCATATTATTAATTGTATATTACGGTGAATTATTAATAATATGATTATTTGGAAATAAAGTACAAGTACTTATTTCTCTTGTTGTTCTAACTAAAGGAATTAATGATAATTTATTTATTAAACACAGTTATTAAGAAAATTTATGATTATTTAATAATTTAATTAACATTTAGACACTCGGAACAAATTTCCATTTTAAATCATCACATATTCCTCTCCATATTTTTTCTTGTTCAAATAATTTTTCTCGCGATTTTAACAATGGAAAGTAAATTAAATATTCATCTTTACCTAAAAATTTACAAAATTTATGCAATGTATATGAATAACTCAAAAAATTTTTTCTATCTTTCGGACAATGTTTTTTAAATGGTTCTTGTATCTTATCAAATAGTTCTAACAATACTTCTTCAAAATCTTTTGTGATAGTTAATGGTGGTTTATTTGTAATTTTACTAATTAAATTAGGAATATGTTCATAATATTTGTTTAATTTTAATTTTTTTAGATACTTTTTAATTCTATCAGCAGTTATATAATCTGAATTTGTAATTCTTTCTTTTTTTATCTCTAAAAGTATAAGATTAATTACTGTATCAGGAATAACAGTTACTTCTTTACCCTGTAATTGATTTAACCATTCTCTAAAATGATTTTTTCTTTGATATGAAAATGGTTGACTTACTGTTTCAACATTTACAGAATCACAATAATTCATACCATTAGTAGTGTAATCATAATGTTGTTTACACGAACCGCAATTAGTGCATATAATTAATCCATTTTTTGAATCAATCTCATAATTGTTTTCTCTACAATTTTCACAAGAATTATTTGAACTATCATAAATATTTGGACAGTTTATATTCAAAAAACACTTCTTATAATACCTATTGTATTCTTCACCTTTATTAGTTTTACCTGTTTTACTAATAAATTTTAATATATTAGTATCTTCATTTTTGTCTTCATTTTTGTCTTCATTTTTGTCTTCATTTTTGTCTTCATTTTTGTCTTCATTTTTGTCTTCATTTTTGTCTTCATTTTTGTCTTCATTTTTGTCTTCATTTTTGTCTTTGTTTGTAAATTGATTGTTATTACTATTACTCTCATAATCATTGTCTTTAAAGTTTTCAATAAATTCCCATGCTTTATCTATATAATCAATTAATTCAAAATCATTTTCAATTTCGTATATTTCTTTTTTTAGTGATATTATATCCTTAGTTATTATATTTATTGTATTTAGTGTATTTAAATTATTTTCATTTTTTTGTTTATTTAATACATGTAATTTATCATTAAAAAATTTTAACTTTTCTTTTTTTTTTTCTAAAGTTTCATATTTTTTAAAAATATTATCCATTTTTTCATTATGTAAATTCTCTATGGATGATCTTGAATCTTGATGAATTTTTTTATTAGATAAACGAAAATTATTCATTTCTATCTATTATAATAATTAAATTAATGTTTTATTTTAAATACTTTTGTGTTTCTTGTAGATTATTTTAAAAAACGCATAAATAAAAAATAAATAAAAAATAAAACGTTTTTAATTTTTATAAAAATATATATATTATTATTATAATAATTATGCAAAATAATAATAATTATCCAGTAAATTATGTTGATTATAATGTAAATGTAGTTCCATTATTAGCAAGTTACAATCATACAAATCAGGGTGTATCTCCATTAATTACAAGTGACAATAAAAATAATGATTCATTAGTAGATATTAGAGGTTATGGGTTATATAATCCAGCACCATTACATTTACAAACAACAGATAGAGGTCATGCTTTCTCTAAAACAAATACATATCCAGAATATTTTGATAAAACTCATGTACCGGTTACAAATGATTTATATGTAAATCCTTCTGGTTCTGTTGATGTTAATGGTACTTGGGAAAAAAATATTAATTATAATATTAATCCACCTAGTGGCGATGATTATAAATATTATGATGAATATCAAAGATGGGCACTTAATGTAACTAGAATAACCGATCCATACATATTACCCTTTTTATTTTCTAAAATTAATGTAAAATTTATTCAAGACTCTGTTGTTGATTATGTTAAAAAAGCAAGAAATATTACTATTAATACAAGACAAGATACTGATAATTTACTAAATTTAATGTTAAATAATTATACATTGTATTATAAATCATCCGGTATATTTGGTAATAATGATTGTGCAACAAAATCATACCAAAATACATCTACGGATTTTTCCAGTATACTTGCTAACTTAAATAAAAATATAATTGAAAAATATGTCGAAAATGTTTTATCAGGATTAAATATGCATGAATATTATATCAAAGATATTTCTACATTACCGGTTCCATTAAGTAATCCAGTATTGGTTAGCAATAAAGGTTCTAATGTATTAGGATATGTTGGTCCATATGAAGATAATCAACAATTTACACGAATTATTAACTCATTTAATATGCGTGATGTTGTTCCAGGAAAGATTGATGCGACTAAATTTGGCAATTGATTAAAAATTTAAACTATTATTCGGTTATTTTAAACAATATTAATTTATTTTAAATTTTAAAAATTTAATGGGTTCTTTCGAAATTCATAAATATAATAATTTTGATATAAATAATTTACAAGTTTCAGAATTTAATATTAAATATAACTCAAATGAATTTTTAATTCAAAGTCCGATATTTAATGACTACGAATTATTAAATTATAATTGTAAAAAATACATTGAACTTAAGTTAGATGATTCAAAAGTTTCACATTTAAAATTTTTGACATTTATAGACTCATTAGAACTAAAATTAAATAATTATTCAAATAATAAATCAATAAAAACTCAAATAATTACAAATATTCAAAATAAAAAATCTTTAAAGGTAAAATTGCTAGATAATACAACTTATTTTGATTCAAATAAAAATGAAGTTGATAATTTATATACAAAAAAAATATCAGTATTATTTAAATTAGAATTTTATAAAATTTATTATTCATGGACTGCAGTTCAAATTATACAATTAAATTAATTATGCGTTCTTCATTTTTAAAATTAATTAAATATCATTGTTAATACACTGCAATGGATATTAATACATGTGAAAAATACGATGTTGAGAATTTATTTTTAGAAAAACCAAAAAAACTAGAAGATGTATATGTATCTAATGTTAATTTTACAATTCAAACTCCTAAACTAAAGATTAATAAAGTATCGAAAAAAATAACCTTAACATTAAACGAAAGGATGGAAAAATTACTAAATGATTTTGATAATAAAATTATTGGTTTATTACATGAAAACTCGTCAGATTTCTTTGAAGAAGAAATGACAGTAGAAGATGCTGAGGAAATATATAAACATTCATTTAAACAATCAAAATCAGAATCAAAAATGAGTTTATCAATAAATAAAAAATTAAGTATTTTTAATAAACACAAAGAGCAATTAGAATTAGATTCATTATCATCAAATGATACAGTAATTTGTTTATTAAAATGTAAAAAAATTGTTTTTTATAAAAGTCATTGCGAACCACAATGGGAAGTATTTCAAATTAAATTAAAAGAGGAAGAACTTAAAAAAGATAAATATTTATTTGTAGATGATGAAAATGATAATTATGTAGAAAATGAAAATACTGATAGCGATGAACTTAATGAGATTAAAAAAATTAAAATAAAAAAATGAGAAATTTATAAAAAAAAAAGAATTTAAGATTAAAAATAAAATTACTATTATTTTTTTGAATTTTAATTTGTTTATTAAATAAAAAAAAAATAATATTTATAATTAAATATAGATGAGTAGTTTTTCTGGATTATCAGCAATCTTAACAGTATCACTAGTTGCTCTACTTACAGTTCAAATGTTAAAAGATAAATTTGAAATGGTAGAAAATTACGATGAACATGATGATAATGGTCACAATATGAACAATATGGATTATATGCAACCACACACAATAAGAGATGTATCAACCGCACAAAATGTACGAGAAGTTACTGAAGAACTACCAGTACATGCAAGAAATTTAAATGATGTTGCTAAACATGGACAAACACCATTCGTTACAGGAGATTTCTTTAGTCCCCCATTTGTTTCAGAAAATGCAAATGCTAATGGTTGGAATGGATTTCCTGAAGCATTTGCTATGTATCAGCAACAAGTTAATTCTTCGACACCAAATGCTAAACAATTAGATTTAATTGGTTCAAGCACACAAAGTTTACCTGGTCCAAATACATGGACTCAAGATTCATTTGCACAAGCAAATGTAAATACCGGTCGTGCTGCTAATTTATCACTATGCTCACAAAATATGAATACATTTGGTGTAGGTAACTCTGCTATTGCATCTAGTTTATTACCACAAAATTCAAAATTATTTAATGGTCAGTTAGAAGGTTTCTCTGATTGTGACGTAACAAATACACTCGCATCTCAAGTTTTCTTAACACCAGGTGGTCAAGCAGGTGCTAACAGTATTTCTGGTTCATTAAAAAATGGTAACCAAGGTTTACGTTCTGAACCACCAAATCCTGTATTAGCAGTTGGTCCATGGAATCTTAGTTCAATTTACCCAGATCTAACAAGAAGACCACTAGAAGGTTGTGGTTCTTCATTTGGTCTATATGGTAATGGTCCAAATGGTGGAGGTACCCCAACTACCATTGCTCCTTAAATTAATTTAGAAAAATGTAAAATTTAATTATACAATTGATTAATAATTACTTAAAAACAATAAAAATACTTTAATATTATTTATAATGGAATATTATAGTAAAATTAAAGAATTTTCTGATAAAATATTAGAAGAATTAGGTTCAAGTTATAAAGAACATATATATGTAAATGCTATGTGTATACATTTACGAAATGAAAATTATTTATTCCAAACAGAAGTAATTGTTCCAATTAATTATAAAGGTGTACAATTAGGATACGAAAGAGCAGATATTATTATATACGAACCAATTAAATGTATATTAGAATTTAAAGCACAAACTCAAAGTATTGCAAAAAAAGAAATTGCGCAATTAACTAAATACAAAAAAAATTTAGATATTAATGATGGTATCCTAATTAATTTTGGAAATTTAAATGGTAAATTAGAATATCATGAAATGTTTGAAAATTGTACTTATGAAAATAGTAAAAAAAGTATTACGATTGAATAAATATAATAAATAATTTAATGGAATTTTACTTTATAATAATGTATTAAATAATCCAAACAAAAAATTATTAAAAAGAAAATGGTTATTAATCTATATATAAAGTTAATAATTATTTAAGTTTACAATTTTCAGATATAAATGGAGCAGAATATTTCATTTCTCTTGGTAGTTTTATATCTAAATCTTTTTTATTCTTATTTAACATAGAAAATAATTCTTTCTTTGATAAATTAGGATTCCATTGAATTGTCATATTTCTAAAAAACATAATTGAATATATTTTTAAATTCAGATATCTACTATCAATTTGTTTCATAGGTATTTTTTTAATATCATTAAAATACACACTAAATTGATTTGAAAGTATAATTAGTCTTTCTAGTGTCAAGTTATTTACTAAATTAATCCATGTAATTAGTATATTTTCTTTCATTGACATATGTAATGGTTTTAAGAAAATTTCACTAAATTCTTGTTCTAAACTTACGTTTTTATTTGAATCATTAAAATACATTCTATGTTTATGTGTAAGTTTAAATATCTCTTGTATATTATTTCTGATTAATGTAAATAGTTTCTTATTTGTTTGAAGATAATGTAAAAAAACTTTATTTACATCAATAACATATGTTCCCTCTATAGCAAAAATTATGTGTGTTAAATTATTGTCTTTTGCAAAATTTAAACATTGTGCTAAATCCTCTCCTGATGGCCATCCCCAAATTGTTTTCGCATCAATATAACAACTAAGTGGATGCGTATGAAAATTTACGACTGCTAATGGTGTCATAACTGAATCATTCTTTCCATTTTTAAACTTAAGACCTGACGTCATAGTTTTATTACAAAGTTTTTCATTTTTTGTATTTATCTTACACGAATCATCTTTAAATTCAATTTCCCCAGCAGATTCTACATTTAAAAATAACAAACCTTTTTTTTTTAAATTTCCCAATAAAGTATCTTCAATACAATGCTTTGGTATTGTCCATGAAACAAATTCCGAATCATAATAAATTTTGCATTCTGATGATTTCATCACAAATTTAATAATACTTAATAATTTTATATTTATTTTTTAAAATTTAACTTTTTAGTTTATTTATTATAAATTATATTATAATTATTAATTAAATGTCAGAAACATTGAATGTAAATGTTTTAGTTGCAGCAAAAGAAGAGTATACAAAACAATTAGTATATATATTAAGTCCAGAAATATATACAATTATATTAAATGTTTTTAATGAATCACAACAACTAAAGAAAAAAAGAAGTATTTCATTAAGAAATTTTCAATTACAATTAAAAAAGATTCCAGTTTGGAACACTATAATTATTGAAAAGAATACCGAAAATATTAAATCAAAATTTCCTTATTTATTAGATTTAATTACAGCAATTTTTGTAAGTCATGTAAAAATATTAGCATGTGTTAGACTAAAAACTGATTCAAAGAGTATTCAAGTAAAAGTTCCAAATTTAGATACTTTTTTACATAAGATTATAATTACAATAGCGGAAAAAATTTATTATAATCCAGATATTTTCTTAAAAAAGAAAGAAATAGTTGTAAGTTTAATATCTGAAACTATTGAAGAAACAATTAGAAATCAAATTCCAATTGATAAAATTTTAACTGAATATTTATCAGGAGTATTTGATGAAGAAGAAAAACAATCAAAAAATGAAACTACTAAAGACAATAAATCTGAAACAGATGAAGAATTAGATGAAGAATTATATGAAGATGAAGAATTAGAAGAATACGATAATGAATCAGATGTAAATGAACCTGATAAAAGTATATTTCCTACAAGACCATTACCTCCCAATCTATTGAATAATGAAAATGATAATGAAAATAATGTACAAAACATTGGAGACATTGAAAGTAAAATACCTACTGAAGAAATTAAAAATAGAGTATTATTTTCGGATGCAATTGAAAAATCTGTTAAAAGTACTAAAAGTACTAAAATTCCTAATAATGAAGAAGAATCTGATACAGAATCAGATGATGACTATTCTGATATTGAAGAAGATTCTGAAGAAGAACCAGTCAAATAAAATGTTTGATTAATATTACAATAAATTTAGTAAATTTTAAAAATTAAATAATAAATAATTAAATTAATTATAATGACTAATTTAATTAATTATTATAAAGGTTGGCCATATTCTGGACATTACTTTAATACAATGAATAGTATTTATTCGTCGCTGTACAATTATTTAGTTAATTTTCCTACAACTGGTAAAAAATATACAGTAATATTTGACATAGATGATACATTAGTTTACACTGATCATGCAAATTTATTTCCAAATAAAAAATTTCCAAATCATTGGATTCCTGGTTATATGGTATTTCCTTCTATACCCCAGATGGTTAAAATAATTCAGTTATGTAAAAAGTTAGGTTTCAAAGTAATTATAATTACAGCAAGACCATATGAATCAGAAAGTTCATCAAAAAAAAATTTAGAAATATTAGATATTAAATATGATGAAATGTATCATAATAATAACTATCCAGATTTAAATTTTAAGATTTCTCTTAAGAAAAAACTTAATACAAAAAACAATATAATACTTAGTGTCGGAGATCAATGGCCGGACTTACAGGGATTATCAGGATGTTTATGCATTAAACTACCAAGTTATCAAGATCAAAATGCTTATTTTACATATGATAATATTAGTTATTATAAAATATGAGACTTATTACAAAATTTAATTATAAATATTAGTGTATTTAATTTAAATAATTAAAAACTTAAAACATTAATTAAAATATAAAAATGTTAGTATTTTTAAAATTTTTATATTAAAATATATTATTAATGTTATCACCTGATGTAGAAAACATTTTAGAAATTCAAAAAAAAAGATCATTCCGTGAAGAACAATTAAAAGAAAAAATTCAAAAATCGGTAAAAGAAAAAATTAATAATTATGCTAATTTTGGGCAGACAAATTGTATTTATACTATTCCATCTTTTATTATAGGAGAAATACCATTTAAACTAGAAGCAATAAATAAATTTTTAGTTAGAAAACTTAAAAGTGATGGACTTTATATTATTAATATAAGTTTGCAGCATATTTATATATCATGGAACATAAAAGACATTCAAAAAGCAATGGAAGAAAAATCAAAGAAAAATAAAATTAAATCAGAAAAAGAAGATTTAAACAATTATTCAGCATTTGTTAATTATAGTAAAAAGACATTTTAGAATAATAATGAATTAAAAAGACATTTTAGAATAATAATGAATTAAAAAGACATTTTAAAAACATTTATTTACTTAAATAAATAAAATTATAATTAAAGATAATGATAATTTTATCATTTGATGTTGGTATTAAAAACTTAGCATATTGTCAATTAGATTCATGTACATCTGATATTTTAGATTGGAATATTATAGATTGTTCAGTACCAAAAAATGGTAATGTAATAGTAAAATTGATAGAAGAATTAGAGAGTATTCCGAATTTGTTAGAATCTGATACAATTTTAATAGAAAAACAACCTTCTTTTAATCCTCAAATGCGTATTATTAGTACTGCCATATATGTTTATTTTACATTGAGATTAAATTATGAAAAAGGTACAAAAACCAAAATATTATATTATTCTGCAAAAAATAAATTAAAATTATGTATGGACACGGAATCCATACAAAATAAGAATGAACAAAAGTCAGAAGGAACTTTAAGAGGTAAAAAAGGTAAACGTAAATCTTATTATTATAATAAAAAAGCAGCAATTGAACAAACCAAAATTTTTATAGAGGATAATATTAAAAATAAAAAATCGTGGTATGATAAATATTTAATATTCTTTAATAAAAGTAAAAAAAAAGATGATTTAGCAGATTCATATTTACAAGCATTAGCATATTTATAAATGTTAATATTATCATAATTTAATCTCTTTTGATAAATTGGTTTTTTTTGAGTTTTTCTTCGTTTGTTAATAAATTTTCTGTATTTGAATAATTATTATGATTGTTATTTTTTAGTTCATCATATGTTTCACAAAAACTACAACAGCATAATAATAATTCAGTATTTAAAAAAATATCATCCATATTAATTATTTTTTTATGTTTTATTTTAAATTTACCGAAGTAAATATTTTATTATTCGATGAAAACAATTTCACCCTTTATATTAGTATACTCAACTGAGTTATCTGAATTAACATGCATTGGTTCAATATAGTTTTTATTATGTTCAAAATAATCTTCTGGAGATGCATAAAAGTATTTTTTTCCACCTGATAAGACACGAAAATATAAATATTCATCTTTAGTTTGTTGGTAATCTGATGTACCTTTTAAAATCCATTCGTGTAGCAAATCATTATAATATAAAACATTGATTGGAATACTCATTTTAAATTAATAATACATTTTACAAATTTTTAAGTACTTTTAAATTTTGTAAAAGAATTTACTTTTAAATTTTGTAAAAGAATTTACTTTTAAATTTTGTAAAAGAATTTACTTTTTTTTTCTTATGCGTTCTTTATCAATATAAACTTTACTACCAGTTTTTCCTTTTAGGTAATATAATCCACCTTCTTTACCTTTGAAAACGTGATGAGTTCTTCCTTTAACTACTATAGTAGTGACATGTTTTTGTGTTTTTTTAGGGCGAGCACCAGACGTGTATCGTCTTCCGTAACTCATATCAAAACCAGAAACTTCAGCATAATCATCTAGATCATCTTCATCGCCATGCATGTGTGTAGGTACTAGTTGTCTTTTTTCACATGGTCCTTGACCCATAGCATAACCTTTGTATTCTTTTAAGAATTTTGCTTGAGCACGGTTATTTGGTTGTTTTTCTGCAAGTTTTTGGAAAGTAGAAGAACACGAAGGATCTGCTTGCATTAGTACAGATATTGGAATTCGTGAAGGCGCGTCATTTGATTTTCTGCCGCATTTTTTATTTGATTTATTCCACATTAAATCATCGCCTGTGCACTGAACTTCCTCTAAATCAGCGATACTCATACATGAACCACCACGATAAACCTGTTCCATACCGCATGGACCCATCATTGGTAGAGGTCCCATTTCTTCTTCTGTGAATAGTTGTTCATCCGGCATTACATGAACTTCACGTACTTTGTATAAATGGCCTAATCCAGATTCATTTAATCTTTTCATTAAAGTTGAGCAACCAACCATTTTGGGTTTTTTGAACATACCAGTTCTTCTACTGACAGCAGTTTTTGCTTCAGAAAAGATGTTGACACCGTGTTCTACTGCTAATTTTCTTAGTTTTGGTAGACTTAGTTTTTTGCTGCACATTCTAGTTTTTCGTGCAGGACTACGACGAGTTTTTCGCGCAGGACTACGACGAGTTTTTCGCGCAGGACTACGACGAGTTTTTCGTGCAGGACTACGACGAGTTTTCTTTCTTTTTACTCCAAAAAATAATTCGTCCATTTATATTATATATAAACAAATTATTTTTTTTTTAATTATTTAATTATTTTTTTTTAATTATTTAATTATTTTTTTTTAAACGCCTCTTCTAACCTGTTGATAATAATCGGGAGTTCCATGGGCACTTGCAACTGTTCCTCTTGTGCTTGTGGGAGGTGGAAACAGTACATCATATTTATAATTATGCCCGGGTTTTTTCATATTTAATTTTGAGGAATAAACATTACCGATTTGACCTGGTGGTGTTACTCCTACTTCAACCCCCCTTAGTGAAAATACCGACCAAAATTATGAGGATAGTTTTTTGCCCATTTAGGGTCATTTATATTATAAAATGATGGTAAACTTGATCTCCCCAATGAACCCTGTGTAAATTTAAAATTGTATGGTTGATTCATTTTTGCACGATTTGTCTGATTTTTGGTTTTACCGAAATTTGAGTAATCGTATGTAAATCTCCAGGGTCCTAACCTTTTATTTCCGTTTTTATCTCTTGAAATTCTTGCAGTTCTTTCTGATTCTTGATTATTTCCTGAGTATCTTATAATATCTCCTATTTTTGTATCTGAGTCATTAAGTATATCTTCTACTTCTTGATCTTCATCAGTATTAAAATCTTCAAAAATAAAATGATATTTAGGTTCATTTTTTTCTGGACTTCTTGACCTTTTATCTGTACCAAAATGTAAGTAATTTTTTGTCGACTTCTTCAAAGGTCTAAACATTTTATTACCACCCAGACCTTGGAAGTTTGCTGATATTAAAGTACTCGGGATACTTTTATAGTGTCTTAACTGTTCACCATATGTCTGTCCTAAAGATAATTCTAATGGTGTTTGAAAGTTAGGAACGTTTGCTGGTAATTGATTTTTTTGTCCATATAGTGATTTACGAACTTTTGTAACTTTTCTGTGATGTGTGTTAGTTTTTTTCATTTTTGACGCACTTTGTAAAATCTTATTAACTGAACGACTTTTCTTTAGACGTTTTAATAAAGTTGATTTTTTAACGCATACTTTTGTTCCTTTTTTGTAGCATGAAACCTTATGTTTTTTTGCTAGAG